CAGTGTCATCAATGTTAAAAGCTACACTACCATCAGTAAGTAAGTTAAGACGACTTGCTACCGCACTGTCTCTAGGACCATCTAACTTTGACGGATTAGGCGATAGAATATCAAGATCATCATTCCCAGTTGAAGCAGCATCATCAGCTAAATCCTGCAGCCATTCATGCAATTCAAGTACGCTGTAAACCGTAGTACCGCTTGTGTGCCTTATGTCACCATTTGCGCTTATTGAAAAATCATCACCTATTGCCATAACTTACCCATCACTTAATTGATTAGCCGTTTGTGTGTTATTACTGTTTGTCAAAGTAGTAGTAGTTCTCCACTCCTGATAATACGGTGAAGTGGTTGCTTTTCTCACTACTATTTCGACAGGAATATCGGATGTGTGCGTGTAAGTGTGGGTAAACGTGCCCGAAGTCACTGTGACGTTGCTAATTACCGCTTGCGTGTCTGTTCGTCTTAAAAGCAACCGACTGCCCGAAACGATATTACTTACTGTAAGAGTATACGCCGCCGCTGGTGAATAATAGCTTCCGTCGTCGGCTTGCATACGAGCAAAACCAGGGACCTCGGCTCCATTACTATCAACAACCCGAACGCCTTTTAGCGTTGCTCCTGCCGAACCATAGAGAGTACCACGAGCTGTTTCAAAATTTGTTCCGACTGCAATAACCATTTCAGGGAACTGCATATTGTAAAAAGCAGAATCGAAAGACCTGCTTTGATTTGCTAAATTGTAATTTATAAAATTAGCAATCTGCGCCGCTGTTATTCCGCTTCCTGCTGGTATAGTAATTGTAATTGACCATTGTTTGCCATTCCCAGTAACTGGCCAAGTAACTGGACTATTTCCATGATTTGTAACTGTAATATTTAATGAGCCAGGATTTGTCGCTGGTATTTTAGATTCAGATTGAAAAATCGGGATAGAATCATCTTTATAAGTCAGAGAATAGGGCAGCGAATAAGATGAATAGCCAGCTTTTCTAGCTATCAAAAGCGTAGCAGTATCATCATACCAACCAGGTCTCATTGTAATAGTTGTAGAAGATGCGTCCGAAATATATAAAACTTTTCCGTCTGAAACTCTAATAAAAGCCAAGGTTGAGCCAGTTGTTACTCCATCAATTTTTATTTTTGGCTCCATAATTGGATAATAGTTTGATTGAATATCAGATGTGCTTGTAGTTGCGTTTATTACCAAATTGGTAACTGTATTTGTGCTTGTTGCCGTTGCTGTTGCTCTAACACGCAATTTAAAGCCAGTTGCAGAAACGCTTTCAGAAGCGAGGTTTGTATTATTAAGCGTTCTATAAGTACCGCTAAAACCTGTTCCAGTATCTATGTCATAGGTAAACGCAAGGTTTCCTGATGAAGTAATAGTCGTAGTTGTTAGTGCTGTAACACCTAGAATGTCATCAGTTGTAATTTCATAAAAATCATTGATTGTATTAAGATATAAATATGCACCATCTCTGAAACCGCCTGAATTTATAAATGAATTTACGGAGCGTTCATCTGAAGTAGAAAACTCACTAAACGAAAATCTTATTTGAGAAGTCGTTTGAGCTAGGTTTGTAATATAATGTTGGTAGGGTATTCCTTCCGTTCCTATAACAGAGAGAGTTTCTACATTCCGCACCCTACTGTTTTTTGGGATACCTAAACCAGACCAAATGAACGGAGTAACAGGGTTAATAACGCCACAATAGTTAAATGTAGCATCTGTGGTATTTGTTCCTACATAAAACAAATTTGCGCCTGTGTTACTTGAAAGCCAAATGTTATGCAAAGATTCTTTTGTAACATTAGAATTATTCCAGCGATAATTAGGGAATTTAAGAGTGGTCGGATTCAAAACGCTTCCGACATAATTGGTCACAAAAGGATTTGTGTAAGAACCAAAATTACTCCACACAATTTCTTCGCCTGACAGTCGGGCAAAATAATCTCTAGCACCAGGCAGATAATTTAAAACATTTTTAAAATCATTAAATCGTGCTTTTTTAACTGTCCCTTCAACACAGGTTGAGGAATAAATCGCAGCGGCTGTGCCATATTTGTCTACGCCAACAATACCAATATCGTTAGCATCAAAGTTCTCTACGTTAGACAAATATATAGCAGGTCTACTAGGAGCATACCCACGAACTTTATTCACCTTAACATTACTTAAATTCGCAAAATATAAACAACCAGTCGGTTGAGCTTGCCATTTGTTAGTTGCAATTACAGTTATATTGTCTATTTCAACATCGGTGGAAGCATTTACCCAAGCCGAATTGTAACTATTTCCATTTGTTAAAAACGAATTTTTGATGACTACTTTATCACCACTAATATTGAACATTGAACCTGTATAAGTACCTCCGTTGTATGCCGCAATAGCAACATTATCAAACTTCCAATCTTTTGAATTTGATAGATTAAGTGGCTCATACCATGTAGTGCAACCACCCATAAATGCGCTATTCGTGACATAATACTTTGCAGAGTTATCGCTATGGAAACGACCTGAACCAATCGTAATTTTATCAATCTCAACATCGCTATATATCTTTCCGTACAAACGCCACATAAGAGTGTAGGTTTGTATAGCTGTCTGATAGTTGTCATAATTAGCTGTATCAGCAGTGTTCAAACAGACATTCGGAACTCTTATTTTGCAACCTGCTGGAGGAACATAAAATTGTGAATTGTAGCCAAGTGTCATGGCTCCAGTAGTCGTTGAAGTATACGCTCTACCAAAAACATTATTGTCTAAAATAAAATCTGCGGCTGGAGTTGTGTTAAAAGGATACGACACAAACCACTCATAGACACCGCTTCCAGCAGATGTTTCAATTTGAATTGCAGAGCAATACGTTGGTAAATAATGTTGTATGACTTGCCCAGCAATTCCAGTTGTTTCTCCAAGCTCAAACCAATCGCCATAAACCCTTAATTGACTTCTGGCGTTGCAAAAAATGCCACCTTTATAGACTCCCCCTACAAAAGCAGCGTAGAAAGGTGAACCTACTAAATCTATCCAACCTCGTTGACCACCAGTAAGACTATTGACATCTACGGTTGAACTGTTGCTAAACGTGAGAACATCATTATCACTGATTGTAGATACTTTGCGCCTTAGTTTCACATACCCTGTGGTTGGCATTGAATCGCCTGCCGTCAATGGCTTTGCTACACCAAAACTATCCCAAATGCCGAGTAACTCACCTACATTGGTTCCACTTACTGTAACGTCAAGCGTACCTTGAGAGCTTAAACTTGGAACTGTGCCCGAACCATTATCAAAGGGAATCCACCATACATCACGACCATCAACAACAAGTGCGCCATCATCAATATAAATTCTCTCTGGACATGCGCTATTTTGAGCGTACCGATTGTCGCTGTTAATAGTTAATGTAGCACCGCTTGTAATAGTAACTAACTCAGCATGATTAAGAGCAAGATTTGCTGTGTCGTCAAAATTGCTTGAGGTGGAAACCGTAATATTTGCCATCTATAACCCCACCACGACAAGACTGTTAGCCGATGACGCAAGAGATACGCCTGTGTTGTTTGTTATGGTAAACGAACTTACGAAGCTCGGTGACAATGCGTTAAACTCAATTCTTTTAACGCTGGTAGCTGTAGAAAGAGGTAATTCGTAGGCATCAATTCCGTTATCAACTACAATCTTTCCTCCAAACGCAGGAGTGATACTTCCGAGAATTATAACTAATCGCATCAAAGGCGAATCCCCCGTGTTGCTCACCGTGTAGCTAACACTACTACCGTTTGTTAAATTGTTTAATTGTGAACCGTCTAGCAGAAACGTTGTGAAGTCAGATAGCTCGTCTATCTTTTCTAGCGCTTTTTCAATCACCTTCGTTATTGCCGAACCGATATTTGTCACTGCTAATAAATCACTTTTAGCCGAGTCCGATAATTGCGATGTTAGTCCAACGCCAAGAGGATACGCCCAATCTGTCGCGATAGAACCGTCAGGCGGCACTACTGGTATTAGTTCTTCTCCTACGCCTGGCATTAGTCGTTATCTTCCTCTTCGATATCCTCAACTTCTATTCCAGCGACGTTGCCGAGTTCATCATTGATCATGTTTGCACGTCTTTTGCCTCGTTTTGGAATAATATTATTGATTACTAAAGGCTGAGTTTTAGCAGCAGTTTCTTTGCTTCGCTCTGTAATACTTTGCATTGCAAGTCTTATGCGTTCCAGCTCCTGCTCTGAGTTAAGCCTTCTTTCCTCCATTAGCTTTTCAGTCTCAGATAGCTTAATTCGCATCTGCTCAAGCTGTAGCTTTTGAATCTCTAGTATCTGATTCATCTGTGCAGTTTCCTGCTGAATAGCTTGCTTACTAGATTCATTGGTGCTTTCAGCTTGTACCTGTAGCATTTCTACTTGTACTTTGCTTTGCTTGACCTGCACTTCTTGTTGCTTAATAGCAAGTTCTTGCTGCGCTATGTACTCTTCTAGCTGATACTTTTGCACTGCTAATTGAGCTTCTAATTGGTCACGCTGCATTTTAACTTGCTGCTCTTGAATAGCAATCTGGTTCTTAACAGATTTATCCTGCATTTCCATCTGTGTAGATGCCATTCGAGCTTCAGCTTCTATTTGTGCAATTTGCAGTCGCCCTTGCACCTCTTGCATGACTGGATCCGGCGGCGGCGGTTGTTTAGCCGCCTCTTCCTTAGCCTTAACAATCTCGCCCAACGCTTCAAAGCCTTGCGTAAACACTGCATCTAATTCCTTGCCTCCCTTAAATCGTTTAATCATGTTTTGAAACAAGCTCATACTAAACTGCATAAGAGGTGGGTACTGCTCAACAAGCCCTCTCATTTGATCAAAAAATGCGCCTGTAGTTTGTATAAGCTGCATACCTTCTTGCTGTTGCTGGCTTTCATTTACCGCAACCATAGAGTCAGTACTTACCTGAATGCGGTAAGACCGCTGCTTGTTATCTCGTAGTATGCTGATAATAGCTTGTGCAAATTGTTGAATCTGCTCTTCTGGAGATGGCATTGGCGGCGGAGGTGGAGCAGGTGGCTGCATCTCTTGTGGTGGCATACCCTCTTGTGGCATTTGTTCGGGAGCCGGAGGCGGCGGAGGAGCAGGCTCTTTAATAAGAGGGGCTACAACCTCTGAAACATTACCAATATCTAGAATAGTTTCTTCATCGAACTGCTCTGCAATAATAGCAGCTAGGTTACTCACTGCATCAGATACAAACTTAGCAAACATATTTTGTCTTACGATAAGACCCATGCTAGACCAAGCATTTTCAAGCCTATTAGCCGTAGCAGACTTATATTGCTCGCTTGTACCTCTAAGCAGATCGGATACTTTTAATGTTTCGTAAAGCTGTCCTAATGCAGTTTGTCTAGCTGTTTGAAGTACCTGTAATGCCTCTATGTAAGGAGCAATATTAAAGCTTTCAACGCCACTAGCTAGCCCTCCACGCATTTTATAACTTGGCCAGTTTGTTACAGGGATTAGTTTTAGATCGCCAGTTAAAAGCTGCTCAATCTGGTCGCCTAAAGTAGAGTCATAAACGCTATTCGTGCGGATAGCTTGAGTTACAGCATGGATACGAGTAGTAAGTCTTTCTACCTCAAGAACTTGATCCCTAACATGAGTATAATCGGAAACAGGAATAACACTATCGGGGTCATCAGACTGAGTAATAACAGAGCAAGGATAAAACTTCTCAAACTTAATAGGTGGAGCGCTCGTCTCGATAATCGGTTTTTCAGCATCTTTTGAAAGCCAATATACTTTGCCAGTAGCCTCGCACCAAATCTCAAAAACTTCAGCTTTACCCTCATACTTATCATCCTTACGGCTAATCGCTTTCTTTATAACCTCTGGATAGCTTGTATAACTTAATGTTTTGGCAACATCTGCGCCAAACATGTTTTCTGCTCGCTCGCGATCTATAAATGCTCTTCTAGCTCGCCATTCTACTTCCGCTTCGGTTCTGGCATCACTGCAAAAATAATCGTTGTATTGAACAACTTCCAGCACCGCTTTTTCGTCAACCTTGCGTTCAACTTCAACAGACACCATAACAATATTAGAATCAGTTTCGACAAGATTAGTCGTATCACCCTCATAAGGCTTACCCTCCCCTGTCATTAGTCCTTCTGGTGTCTTAAATAACGCAATTTCTTGCATTACAGTCTCAAACTTAGGCTCGTACCTTGCCCACAATACGGCTTGACCAGTTAGTAAGAACTGCAATGCAGCTAAATAACCTACTTGGTCAAAGCTAAAATGTACGTCCATAGCGTACTGAGTGTTGCGCTCCAAAATAACGCTACCTAGCTGATATGGCAGGCTCCCACTACGCTTTCTTAGATCTACTTCCGCTTGTGGTGTAGAGCTATAATAAGCAGGTAAAAGAGTGTTAATGCAGTACCACCATACGTTAATACGGCGCTCTACATCGTTCATTACCGTAGTATTTTTTTGAGCATTATAGACTCTGATAGACTCTTCAGCTTGCTCAATAAATGTTTTTCTACGCTCTTCTGATTCGGATATTTGTGCCTTCCACCACCTTGGAGTATATTTTTGTATAAGAGGTTGTGGGTTTTTCATATCCTTGCCTGTTTTTGTCGTTTACGCACTTTATTCACATAATCGGCTAAAACTATAACTCCTGGCTGCCTTGCGGCTTCCGCCTGTTCCCATTTAGCGTCAATAAGTCTAGCCTTACACAAATATCTGAGCGCATCGCAGGCATGGTCAGCGCCAGTAGTATCGGCATCTTCGGGCTTTTTTTTGTCTATAGCTAAAGATGGTAAAGTTTCCAGCAAATAAGGGCAAGTAGCAAATATGTATAGCAAAGGTTCAGGCTTGTGGACTAATCGCTGCCTAATTTGCGACCAACCTGAAATACGGTCGTTATCAGCTCGTCTAAAACTAGGATGTTTGTAGGTAGCAAAGACCTTATTAAATTGGTCGTTAATGCTAGGTCCACCATCGTGAGAGAATATAGATGGGTCAGCTACTGCAACCACTCCTTCTCCGACAGAGGCACTTGCAATTCGGTCTGCTTGCTGCTCGTTGTCAATACCTTTGCCGTGCATTTCTCGATATATAATAATTGCTCCTTTAGGGTATGGTACTTCATTGCCATTATCATCCCTTCCAGAACTAACAGCACCCCACAAAGCAGCAAAAGGGCTCCTGTAGCCCCAATCGTAACCCAAGTAACGGGGCCAGTGTTTTGGGATGTTAAAAGGACTAATAATATGTTTGCTACTAAACTCAGGAAAATAGCTACCTTCATGGATTTCAAAGTCTCCTTCTAGCCACGCTCGCACAAGCTCAGGACTACCTACCATGTGCAACCGATCTATATACTCAGGGTCTTTTGCTAATAAAATCTGATTATCGTGTACCCTACTTGGTATATAG